CGGAGCTGGAGAAGAGCTTCATCAGGTTGGTCACGATGCTGGCCAGGTGGGGGCCTGCGCCCTTGGTGGCCACCGCCTTGAGCATCAGGCCCAGCTCGTCGATCTGGAACAGGCTCACCGGGTGATCTGCCGCCCGGGCCAGGAGGGCGGTGCCGGAGGCCAGCTCCTCGCCGCCAAGCAGGTCTGATAGCCCAGCGGCCTGGAAGAGCACCTTGACGCACTTGCGAGCGTGGTCCTTGCCGGCCGACGTGCCTGCCACGCCGACCATGTAGTAGTTGGTGCGCAGGCCGGTGCTGGTGGCCACCTTGCGGCCGAGCACGGTGCCGACCACAGACAGGGCGGCCGCGAGCGCCAGGATGGGCTGGGGCTTCTGGGCGGTCTGCAAGATCCATTCAGCCAGCTTCTGCACGATGCCGCCGGGCTTGAGCAGGTGCTCGGGGTACTCCGGCACGTCGTAGATCATCTCGTCCGAGGCAGACGCCTTGACCGGCACCGCCTTGACGGGTGTGTCGTCACGAGTGACAACAGCGTCGGGCGTCGCCCTCGCCTTCTTGCGCTCTTCCTGCTTGGCCATCGCCGCGTCGAGGTCGAGGGTCACGTCGGGCTTGTGCTTGGGCGGGTGGCGCTCGACGCCAGCGACCTGGGCCGCCTCGTCGAGGGCGCGCTTGATGTCGCCGTTGTGCTGCAGGATGCACAGCAGGTCGAATGCGTCGTGCGCGAAGCCGTCAGCGATCGGGTCCGAGCCGTGGTGGCTGTAGCACTTCTGGTGGTCCTGGTCGCTGAAGACGACCACGCCGGGGATGCGGGTGCTGGAGCTGGGGGCGAGCCAGCGCTTGCCCTTCTTCTTGTACCCTGCCTGGCTCAACAGGTCCTCGACGCTGACGGCGCGGTTGTACTTGCCGATGATGTCGTTGCCGTCGGGTGTGACGGTGCGCCCGGCCTGCACGTAGCGCTTGCCGACGTGCATCTTCTTCCATGGGCACAGGTTCTCGATCTCCTCGCGCAGGCCCGACGACTTGTCGGCCAGGGTGCGCCAGAACTCCAGCAGCTTGGGCGGCACCAGCGGCAGCGTGTCGAAGTCCCACGGGGCCTTGCCCTCGGCCCATGTGTAGTGGTGGCCGTCAGGGTGCTGGCTGGGCGGCAGCACGTCCTGGTTGGGGCCAGCGCGGAACTCTGTGATGGTGAACCGATCGACGGGGCTCTTGGCGTCCTGCTTGGGCCATGTGATCTTGAGCAGCGGCATGTCTTCCGGCACGCCCGCGAAGATCGCCTTGTCGCGGTTTTCTTTGGACCGGATGCGCATTCCGAAGTCCATGATCTCGTCGTAGTCGAGACCGAACTCGTCGAAGATGAAGCGACTCCACGCCTCGTCGTCCACGTCGATTGCGCCGGTGCCGCTGGGCTGGTGCACTAGGCCCATGTTCTGCGGGCCTTGAGAGAATTTCTTGATCGCCTTCTCTGGCGTGTTGACCAGCTCGCTGGGCGCGTTCCATCCCGGATGGTTTGGCCCCTTGGTCCGCATCGGCATCATCACCAGGTTCCAGCCGTTCTGGATGTAGGCGAAAGAGTGTTCGATTTGGCTGCGCTGAAGGTCTGTCAGTTGAGAATTGTCGGTGTCATTTGAGGTAGTCATCGTCTTGTAGATGCTGCGTGTCTTGTTTTGAAAGGAGACCGGGCCGCACCGAAGACAAGACGGAAACTTCGTGTGGGTGGCCGCCCAGCGGCCCGGTCAAAATAAGCAATGTGATAGCGCAAGCACTTAGGAAATTGACATCGGTCAAGTGCCTTGCAAACACTTCACAGGCGTGATACTTTCGGCAGGATTCCTGACACCGCGCGCAGCTTGCCCGAGGTGATGTGTTCAATGCGCAACTGCTGCAACTTGGGGATTTCCCCTCGCGTCTTCCAGTTGCTTATAGTTGGCTGGGTCACTCCGAGAGCAGAAGCTGCTGCAGCTTGAGAGCCGAAGTGCTTGATTACGTGGTCGATTTTCATTGGGTCCTACTGTGTAGCTGGAATGAGCGCAGTATAAGCCATGTGATAAAGGGTCGCAATCTGTCAACAACTTTTTTTGACTTTGTGACATGACCAAGAACTTTGAAAGGCTGTCAATAGGAGATAGGCTCCGTTACCTCATAGAGGTCAGGGGGTACACACAGGTGGCGCTCGCTCAGAAGATCGGCCTGACTCAGGCAGCGATCAGCAACATCGTCACGGACTCCACGCGAAAGCCGAGCGCTCCCACGCTGCTCAAGCTCGCCGCAGCACTACAGGCCAACCCCGACTGGATTCTGACCGGCGAGGGTGACCCGTTCCAGATGAACACGATCGGTGCTCGCGCAGAGCAGACACTGATCGAGCTGTTCCGCCACATGGACGACCAGTCCAAGGCCGCGATCCTGGCCGCCGCCAAGGCGATGACCAGGGGCTGACTTCACAATCCTGATTAAAGCGTAGGGTCTTTCACGGACCCTGCTTGACGACCGACTTCACAATTGTGATATAGTCGAGGCGTCGGTTGATTGATACCGACCCGGCCCAGCGGTTCTGGGACACGACAGGAGTCCGACATGGCAACTTACACAGCATACGCAGCATCCGATCTTTTTAACGCAGGCTTCTCTTGCGATGGTCATCCATTCATCGCTGAGTGCTTTTATGTCTTGGTTGAGAACGAAGCCGGTCGCCGCTTCCGTCACGTTGCGATTTTCAACGGCACCGAGCGTTTGGTTTGCGAAGAGACCGGCGATGCTTGTTTTCCTGATCTGCGCGAAGAAGCCTCTGCCAAGGCAGATCGTCTGGCTGCTCGTGTGAACGCAGCTCTGGCGGCCGGTAAAGCACTGGATTCTGCCTACTGGGAAGAAGTTGATCCTGCTTACGGCTCTGATGAGTATGTCGCTCAAGGTACAGAGGCCAAGCGCCTTTTTGCCGAGAAAGCAGCAGCTTAATCATCAACGGGGCTTCGGCCCCAACTATCACATTGCCATAGGAGACCACCATGAACGTCAAGAACGCACTGCACAACAAATGCACAACGTCGATCAGCTTCCTCAAGCGAATGATCGCTGAGAACGAGCAAGCCAACGCCAACCTGCACAACATCCCCGAAAGCTGGATGTTCAACCGGGAGGCGCAGCGCCAGCTCAACCTGCGCACGATTGAGTCCTACCGCGACGAGATCATTGAGCTGGAAGACCTGCGCGACGGCCACATCACCGTGGACCGCTTGGGCACCGCTCGCCGCTTCTTCAACACCATGCCCGCATGGGGCACATACGGGACCTGAACATGAAGCACGACATCTTTGAGTTCAGCGCCGTCGGCATGACCCCGGCCCAACGCGCATGGCGCGTTGCCTTCCTGCTGGCACTGATTGCAGTGCTGGTGTTTGATCTGTTTGTATGGAGACCACAATGAAACTCGCCCCAATTCCTAACGCCAAGCGCACAGAGCCGCTCATCCCCGTCGGCCACCCCGACTACGTCTGGACCACCGGTGCCGACGTGCAAGCAACCTGGCGTCGCTTCGGATGGCAGCCCATCCACGAAGCCAAAGCAGCCGAAACAAGTGATGAAATCATCACAATGGCTATTGCCAGACGCTTCACAACTGTTATATGATCGAACCCCTGACCCGGCAGATCCCGGGCGCTTCCCAACAAGGAACACCATGAAACGCACCATCACCACCGAAGTCTTCGCCATCGCGAGCCCCTACAGCCGAATCACCCCCGAGGACCTGCGCAGCGGCGACATCGGCCCCCATCTCATGTACTCGACCACGGAAATGGCTGGCGTCGAAGGCTACGTCGTCGTCGGCAAGGGCACCGTCACCGTGGAGCTGCACGACAGCAGCGAAGTCGCCGCCAACCAGGTGGCCGTGCTTCGCGAGAAGGCCAAGAAGATCCGCATGGAGTCCGCCGAGAAGCTGGCCATCATCGAAGATCAGATCCGCAACCTGCAGGCCCTGACCTACGAGCCCGCCAACGACGAGGCCGCGTGAAAGTCGTTGACGACCTTCACAATGCTGATATAATTCTCCCGAGACCACGTTTTTTAACCACTCCTTCAAGGACGCCAACATGCAAGCCATCACCATTTCCGAACTCGTCGCCGCCCGCATCGCCGCAAAGCGTGCCGAGGACGCCGCCATCAAGGCCCGCCGCGAGATCGACACCTCCATCGCCGAGCTGCTCAAGGACGCCAACAAGCCCGAGGGCTCCGTGTCCCAGAAGCTGCCCGAGGGCTACAAGGTCACCGTGACCTACAAGATGGACCGCAAGGTCGACACCGACAAGCTCACCACCAACTGGGCCAAGCTGCCCCTCGACGTGCAGGCCGCGTTCAAGTGGAAGGCCGACCTGTCGGTGTCCGAGTTCCGCAAGCTGGAAGGCAAGGCCGCCCTGAGCGCCTCGCAGTACTTCACCACCAAAGAAGCCAGTCCTTCGATCACCATCGAAGCGATCTAAGTATCACAATGCTGTTCTACACGTACCTTCACCGCCGCGCCAGCGACAACTTGCCGTTCTACATTGGCAAGGGTCAAGGACGACGCAGCGATTCAATCTGCAACAGGTCAAAGCAATGGCACCAAACGGTGGCCGACCATGGCTTGAAGGTTGAGATCGTCGCGACATGGAGCACGGAACAAGAAGCGCTTGATCACGAGCGATTCCTGATCTGGTGTTTCCGCGACATGGGGTACTTGCTGTGCAACCTGACTTCCGGCGGTCAAGGCGTGTCTGGCTTGAAGCACAGGCCAGACGTTATTGAAGCCATGCGGCAGAGGTCTACCGGCAACAGCTACAGGAAAGGCATGAAGGCCACAGCGGCGACTCTCAAACGCATGTCTGAGTCGCAGCAAGGCAAGACACTTTCCGATAACCACCGGGCAAAGATGTCCGCTGCAAAAGCGGGCAACAAAAACGCAGCCGGAAATACGTCTCGGCGCGGGATCGTAATGTCGCAAGAACAGAAAGACAAGATCTCCGCAAGCAACCGCAAGCGCTGGGCAATCAAACGAAACGAAACGAACTGAGGAACTTATGGCTATCTCTCTCAAGTCAACCAAGGATGCCGCACTCGACGGCATCAAGATCCTGGTCCACGGTCCTGCTGGTGCAGGCAAGACCAGCCTGTGCGGCACCACCGGTGCACCCACCATCATCATCAGCGCCGAGTCGGGCCTGCTGTCGCTGCGCGGATTCGACATCCCGGTGATCGAAGTCAAGAGCCTCGACCAGATGTACGAGGCCTACGACTTCGTGGTCAACACCGACGAGGGCCGTGCCTTCCAGTGGGTCTGCCTGGACAGCATCTCGGAGATCGCCGAGGTGGTGCTCAACCACGAGAAGAAGGTCGCCAAGGACCCGCGCCAGGCCTACGGTGCGCTGGCCGAGAAGATGACGGATCTGATCCGCGCCTTCCGCGACCTGCCTGGCCGCAACGTCTACTTCTCCTGCAAGCAGGAGCGCGCCAAGGACGAGATGACCGGCGCGATGCTGTACTTCCCGGCCATGCCCGGGAACATGTTGAAGCAGGGCGTGAGCTACTTCTTCGACGAGGTCATGGCCCTGCGCGTGGAGAAGGATGCCGACGGCAACCCCACCCGCTGGCTGCAGACCAACCGCGATTTCAACTACGAGGCCAAGGATCGTTCCGGCTGCCTCGACATGTTTGAGTCCCCCGATCTTGCGGCAATCGCCGCCAAGATTTCTTCCTCCGCCAACTAACTCCCGAAAGGACACCCACCATGGCGCAATTCAACTTCGATACCAACAACGCTCCGAAGCGCGAGAACAACTACGAGCTGCTGCCCGCAGGCTGGTACACCGCCCAGGTGACCGAGTCCGAGCTGGTCGCCCTCAAGTCCGGCCAGGGCCAGGCCCTGAAGCTGACCATTGAGGTGCTCGACGACGGCTACCGCAACCGCAAGGTGTGGGCTCGCCTGAACGTGCGCCACTCCGGCAGCCCGAAGGCCGAGCAGATCGCTCAGGAGCAGCTCCGCGAGCTGTGCGAGTCGATCGGTGTGGTCCGCATGCAGGACACCGTCGAGCTGCACAACAAGCCGTTCTCCGTGAAGCTCAAGGTCCGCAAGGACGACACGGGCCAGTACGAAGACCAGAACGAGGTGACCGCGTTCAAGGCCGCCGGTGGTAGCCCCGCCCACGGCCAGGCGATGGCCGCCGGTATGGCCCAGCGTGCTGCTGCTCCCGCCTCTGCTGCGCCTGCTGCTGCCGGTGGCTCGACTCCACCCTGGGCCAAGAAGGCCGCGTGATATTCAAGGCCGCCAAAGCGGATGCTGCGTGAAGACGCATGGCTCACAGCCATGAAGGTCGGCGCAGACGCAGCGAGTAGCGGCCCCACCCCTTCCCCTCAACCACAACAAAGGAAAACCGTGAATCCAGTCCTAACCATCAAGGCCACCAAGATCGGTGTCGAGGTCATCTTGAACGCCCTGCAGAAGCTGCCCTATGAGCAGAGCGCAGGCCTGATCAAGGAGATCGAAGGCCAGGCCAACTACCAGTTGCAGCAACTGCAAGCCGCCGCTGAAGCCGCCGCACCGGCAGCCGAAGAGGCACCCGTCCTGACCGAGAAGGTCGAAACCACCAACGAGGAAGTCACCCAATGAAAACGAGCATCTACGCAGTCCAAGGCCCTGACCAGTTCCGCCTGGTCGAGGCAGTCAGCAAGCAGGCCGCCCTGCGCCACGTCGCACGCGACATCCTGAGCGTCGAGCGCGCCAGCCAGAAGACTCTGGTCGGTGCTATGACCGACGGCGTGAAGGTCGAAGTGGCCGGTGCTGAAGAGCCCGAAGCCGCGACAGCCGAGTAATCAGCCTGTGCCCTCGCGTGCGGGGGCATGGACTGATCACTTAAACACGGAGAACTTCCCAATGGCAACCCTGCCCGAACCCGCGCACAGCACCGTCAACAAGATCTACCAGGCCTACGAGAGCGACGCCGAAGAGGGCAACCGCCCGCACCTGGGGGCCAGCCTGATTGGCCACGCCTGCGAGCGCTTCCTGTGGCTGACCTTCCGCTGGGTCGACGCCAAGAAGTTCAGCGGGCGCATGCTGCGGCTGTTTGAGACCGGCCAACTGGCCGAGGCCCGCTTCGTCAAGAACCTGCGCCGCATCGGTGTCGAGGTCCACGACGCGATGCCCGACGGCAGCCAGTGGCGCGTGTCGGATCTGGGCGGCCACTTCGCTGGCAGCATGGACGGCGCGTGCGTCGGCCTGCCCGAGGCCCCGAAGACCTGGCACGTCGCCGAGTTCAAGACGCACAACGACAAGTCCTTCACCGACCTGCAG